CTTAGTGCAAAAGGACAAACCGGCTGAAACCAGTTCTGGTGGCATTATTGTCACTCCTGACCAGACCGATACCCCTGTCCGTTATGGTACCGTCGTTGCGGTTGGGTTTGGCAAAGGAATCGAGCAGCAGTTAGAAGTTGCTGTTGGTGATCGCGTTATCTTTGGTAAGTATAATGGCGTCGCCGTTGGTGATGAACTGGTGATACTCAAGGAAGATGAGATACTGGCGACGGTGACCTCTGAATAAAAAATCCCCAACAACAAGTTGGGGTATTATTCGGTAGAAGAAGTACTCAGCTAGAACGCGGATTATACTTCAACTGTGCATGAGTCTAAAGGAGTCATTTAAAAGAGCAAGGAGAGTAGTTATGAAGATATCGCCCGAAGGTGCGGCGGAGTGTTCTGTTTTTAATAAACTTCTTAGTGATTGTTGGCTTGATTTATATGAAAAAGATCCTGGCCTTTTGACCTTATGGTGGCCATATAAAAAGCCAGATCCTTACACAGGTGAAATGATGGCTGCTATTCCTGAACATCAAAAATTGAATAGAAAGTTTAATAAACACAAAAAAGAATGCCCTACATGTAATCCTGAACAAAGCAAGCAATAAGGCTTACGAAACCGGAGAGAGTAATGAAGATATCGCCCGAAGCTGCGGTACATCTGACCAAATTTAAGCCCCGCAATAATAATTGACGGTTTTTTCCTCTAGGATATAATCTTCCATAAATTTATTTTCACAGCGAAAGATAATGATATGGCATCCTATTTCTATGGAACTGATAATAGGGCGTATAGACATGGAATGGCAGGAACAACTATCTATAAAATATGGGTAGGCCTTCTTTCGCGTTGTTATAATCCAAAAGTGCTTATTTATAAATATTATGGCGGCAGAGGTATTACCGTTTGCGAAAGGTGGAAGGACTTCATCAATTTCTATAAAGATATGGGTGACAGGCCAGAGGGGTTTCAACTCGATCGCATAGATAACAATAAGGGTTATTCTCCTGATAATTGTAGGTGGGCCACTGCTAAAGAAAATAATCCTGCGAATAAAGGAGACCTAAAAGATACCATGCCCGGAAGAATATTTGGGAAATGGACTGTTTTAAAGCGAGTGCCACACAAACCAGGTCATTGGTATTATATGTGTCGATGCGAATGTGGTATTGAAAAAATAGTGTGTGGCGGAGATTTAAGAAAAGGAGATACTAGTCAATGTCAAAATTGTCAACGCAACGCCTTCGGAGCGAAGCATAAGGGATGGAGTGATAGAAAAAATAAAAGGACTGAAGCCTGAAGAATGTGTCCATTTGAATAAATTCATACCGAGAAGCTATCAACTTCCTATCCTTGATGCGATAGAGAATAAGGGCTATAAACGTGTGCTGGCTATCATGCCACGACGGGCCGGCAAAGACCTGACTGCCTTTAACTTATGTATCCGGGCCTGTGTCCGAAAACCGTGTGTTATATACTATATTTTCCCTACGTATGCACAGGCTAAAAAAGTTATATGGGATTCTGTAACCAATAGCGGCGATAGAATCCTGGATTATATACCAGAGAGCCTTGTTGAAAGCAAAAATGCACAGGAGATGAAGATACGGTTCAAGAACGGATCGCTGCTGCAGCTTGTTGGTTCTGATAATTATGATTCGCTTATGGGCACTAATCCGCAAGGGGTCGTCTTTTCAGAATATGCGCTGCAAGATCCACGAGCATACCAGTACATTAGGCCTATTCTTGCAGCCAATGATGGATGGGCACTCTTCATAACAACGCCACGCGGCAAGAACCATGCCTATGAGCTCTATCAAATAGCCAAAAACTCAGTAAATTGGTTTGCGATGAAGCTGACGCTTGACGATACGCAGCATATACCTGCTCTTGAGATTGAACGGGAGCGTGCTGAAGGTATAATGTCAGAAGACTTAATTCAGCAGGAATATTATACAAGTTTTGATATGGGTGTTGAAGGAGCTTATTATGCAAAATATATGGATAAGATGCGCATTGATGGGCGTATCGGTGATGTGCCTTGGGAATCCAACTTCAAAGTGTCGACAAGCTGGGACTTGGGTAAAATGTATGCCCAATTAAAATCTTTCCTAATTGACTTGGAACTCGAAGTTGCCTACGCTCAGGCGTAAGTTAACCGAAAACAAGGGGCAAGAGTATGAGTAAAATAATTTGTAAGTACTGTTTCGTTGATCTCACTGATGCAGAATCTTTTTCTGTGTCAGGAAAAGAACCTAATATGCATTACTTTTGCAAAGAATGCACTACAATGATGCGATTAGTTTCAGATTGCGTGAAAAATGCAATTAACGAACGTGTTTTTTTTGCACTGGCATCTATTAGCGAACTCATGACTCGGCCTGAACGACTTAACGGAGAGACTCCTTCGGGAGATGCGAAAGTCTGAACTCTACACGATAAGGTAGAGAGGAAGATCCGAAGAGGTCTTCCCGCTCGTCATTTTAAACAAAATGACGAGTCACAAAAGTAACAGATTGGTCAGAGACAGCACAACCATTATCTTCTGGCAAGCCGTTGGGACAACAGTCCGAATCATTGACTGTTACGAGAACTCCAAAGAAGGATTGGAGCATTATGCCAAGCTACTCGAGTCAAAGCCATACGTGTACGGTAAGCATATCGCCCCGCATGATATTGCCGTAAAAGAGTTCGGCTCTGGTATGACACGCCTTGAAAAAGCACGCCAGCTTGGCATAAAATTTATGGTTGCAGATAACATCTCTGTCGTTGATGGTATTGAAGCAGTACGCTCAACATTGAATAGGGTATGGATAGACCAGAATAAATGTGTGCCATTGATAAAAGCGCTTGAAAATTATAGGCAGGAGTACGATGTTAAAAATCGTGTATATAAATCTCAGCCTCTTCATAATTTTGCTAGCCATTTCTGTGATTCAATACGTTATTTATGTGTATCATTACCCAAAACCAGAGATGGTCTTAGTGCCCAAGAGCTTGATAAAAGATATCAAGAAGCCTTTTTGGGAGGAGGATCTGGATTGCCAGGATTGTTTAAGGACGACGGAGGACATTATTGATAAATGAATGAGCGAGCAGGGGTCCCCGTTGCGTCAAGCATGAACGGGGAAGCGAAGCGCTCCTGGGTTGGAGATTCTACCCAAGGCAGAGAGAGTATATAAGAGAGAGTTCTCTCATAAGAACTCTCATATATAATTACACGTTTTTCTCAACCCTATCAAAACATAGACTGGATCGATATTTTTTGAAACTGGCTGCGCTGCCAGGTACGGAAATTTGCGCTGCCAGGTACGGAAATTTGCGCTGCCAGGTACGGAGTGGTTTCTAACATTTCTTAGGCACTGTGACCATTTGTTTCAGGTTGTTTCTTACTAGAAATATTCTCTGCTACGATAGCCTCCATCTATCGTACGCTCTTTGGGGCTCTCCTGAGACAGAACGGGGGAGCCTTTTGAAATTAGTTGAATAGATTCTTGAGTATGCGTCACACTGTCTTATGACGGAGTACGTTGTAAGCGTTCTACTTGTTTTTTAAAGTTTTACAGTAGAAATGAGATAAAACTGTTTGGTGTGACGTTGCTTAAGAGTCTACTTTCTTATCCTCCTTCAGAGCTTTTCCTTGAGGCTTTGGGGGAGGATATGACACGGGGAAATGGAAGGTCTCGGTAAAGAAAGGGGGGATCTATGATTGATAACTTGATCAACCTTGTTGCCGTCTATGTTTTAATATTTGTTATTCTTATCACAGCATTTCTTATTAATTTTGATGACAATCGTGAATAACTATTCTTGCTTTCGTGTACCCCTCTTCGTAGACTGTTCACAGACGCTAAAAAAGGAGCGCCATAATGTTGTTATCTTTCCCACAATTTGCTCCAATGCAAGATATAATGTCTCTTTATACAAGGGATATTATGGATATTATTGGAAAAAAGTTTGGCAAATGGATAGTAACTCAACTCATAGGACGTGACGCTAAAAGCAATAAGATTTATTTATGTCGCTGTGATTGTGGAACAGAAAAAGAACAGCGTATTCAGACTGTCGTGAGTGGCGAAACAACTCAATGCAGATCATGTCGTATGAGCGATTTTAATAAAGTCGAAAATCTTATCGGTAAAAAGTTCGGATCATGGTCTGTTATTGGAAAAGAAAAAAATGAAGTGCGCAATGAATGGTACTACACATGTATTTGTGACTGTGGCACCGAGAAGCTTATTAGCGGGCATAGTTTAAAGAGTGGCAATACTAATAAATGCTCCAAATGTCGCTGCAAAACTCATGGCATGTCATCTACAAGCACTTTTAAAATTTGGGCTGGCATATTAGCGCGATGCACTAATCCAAAGATAGCTTGCTTCAAATATTATGGTGGTCGTGGAATAAAAGTCTGTGATAGATGGCTCAAATTTGAAAATTTCCTGGAAGATATGGGCATTCGCCCTGATGGTTTACAAATAGATCGCATACATAATGATGGCAATTATGAGCCGGCCAATTGCAGATGGGTTACACCTGCTGTTAATCATTCTAATAGAAACATTAACAGATTCAAAAAGGAAAAATAAATGCTATTTCCAGAATTGGGTCCGCAATATTACGATGAAAAAGATCGTGGGATGCTTTCACGCATGGAAGCGTTCTATGCTGAATCAATTACGGTAAACCAATCATTCTGGGGAGAAGCAGACACTGACACCAGATTTGAGTCAGGCGATCAATCGTTATGGAACGATCTCTATGGCAACCTGCCTGCCAATCGTCGTCGTATGTTCAGTTTTAACCGTATCCGCCGTGTTGTGAACATGATTAGCGGTCATCAGCGCCGCAATCGTAAGTCTACTATCGTTATACCGGTTGAAAATGCCGATGAGAATACCGCCGATCAGTTTACCAAAATACTTAATTGGGTTACCCGCCAAGAAGGCGTCCTTGAGACTATATCTGAGTCATTCCAAGGGTCACTGATCACGGGTATGAACCTTCTCCAGGTCTGGATGGATTTCAGGTCAGACCCGGTTTCAGGGAATATTCGTGTTGATAACTGTAGCTATAATAGCTTTCTTATAGACCCGTACTTTCGCAAAGCCGACCTGTCCGATTGCAATGCTCTCTGGAAGCGCTCGTTTATCAATAAACGGGAAGCGCTTTCCTTGATGCCGGACAAAGAAGAAATGATTATGAGCCTTTATGGTCAGGATAATCGTGATGGAAAATTCCAATTCATGCCCGAAAATTACGCGTTCTCAGGCCTTAAAAACCTACTTACGTATGATGAGTTTTATTATCGTGATTACCGTACTCAGCGGATGCTCATTGACTCACAGACAGGAGAGGTTACCGAATGGCGAGGGTCTGATGACGAACGCCTTAAACTCTTTCTGGGGTCTTATCCTACCGTAACCGTTGTTGAGCAAGAGATACCAACGGTAAAGCTTGCGATAGTACTCCAGGGTAAGGTCATGTACGATGGCCAGAACCCACTCGGCATTGATAGTTATCCATTCATTCCGGTATGGTCTTATTACCGTCCCGAGATGCCGTACTTCCCTTATCGTATACAAGGAGTAGTCCGCGGGCTCCGTGATGCTCAGTACCTTTATAACCGTCGCCGGGTTATTGAGCTGGACATACTCGAATCCCAAATAGCATCAGGCTGGAAATATAAAGAAAATGCCCTCGTTAACCCGAAGGATATTTTCATGAGTGGTCAGGGCAAAGGTCTTGCACTTAAAGAAGAAGCGCAGATGACCGACGTTGAGCAAATACTGCCGCCACAAGTACCACCATCAATGATACAGCTTTCAGAGCTCCTAGCGCAGGAAATTAGTCAAATTTCTGGTGTGAACGAAGAGTTACTCGGGAGCGCGATCGACGAGAAAGCAGGCATACTTTCTATGCTCAGACAAGGCGCTGGCTTAACCACACTCCAATCATTATTTGATAACTTGGATCGTGCTCAAAAGCAGCTTGGTGAGATGATGGTTGATATCATCCAGAACAATTTCATGCCCGGTAAAATTAAAAAGATTCTCAATGGTGAAGAACCAGCCCGTCAATTCTATGATAAAGCGTTCGGCAAATATGGCTGCGCGATAGAAGAAGGGCTTAATACCACCACCCAAAAGCAGATGCAGTTTGCGCAGCTTTTACAACTGAGAGAAGCAGGCGTGCCCGTTCCTGATGATGTATTGCTTGAAGCAGCTACTATCCAAAACAAGCAAAAGCTTGTTCAGTCCATTCAACAGTCTCAGCAACAGCAACAGCAGATGCAGATGGCACAAGCACAAGCGGCTATGCAAGAGCAACAGGCGCGTACCGATCTCGCACATGCCCGCGCAGAAGCAGATCGTGGCCTTGGCGCAGAGCGGTATAGTCGTATCGATGAGAATCGTGCCCTTGCTGAAGAGCGCCGTGCCGCAGCGATCAAAGATTCTGATATTGGTCTCTTGAACTTAATCAAAGCACTCAAGGAGATTGATTCGGTAGAGATTGATCAGCTGCAGAAACTTATGTCACTTTCAACCATGCTCAAAGCCGGTGAAGAAGTGATTGCAAATAAACCGAATACGGTTTCTCCTATGAATCAAGCGCCTGCGCAGGGTGTTCCTGCCGGGTAGTTAGAGGTTAACCCTTGCTTCTTAACCGGAGCAGTTACTACCAAGGAGCCACTATGGCTAAAAGATTTCATGACGGTAAGATGATGGAAAAGCACGAGTACTACGCAGGCGAAAAATCGCGTAGAAATCAGGAAAATGAAGATGCCGGTATGATCCGTGAAGATCATTCTGCCATCGCAAATCTTCCGCAAAACGTAATGATGAAAGCATACCCAAGACCTGGCGGCTACATGCCAGAGGATCTTGATGACACTATCCGTGGCGTTGATGAGCAAATGGCTATGGATAATCGTCTTCGTATGAAAACATTTGCGCCTAAGAAAGTATAAGATGCCAGTCATGCCACGGCCACACGGAAAGCCAGAGAAGATAGCCTGGGCTATAATTGGCAAACCGGTGGTCTTCCAAAAGCCGAAGCGCTCACAAAAACAAGGCCATGTTGAGAAACAACTTGTCTTTGAAGAAACGACTCGCGTACGGTAGGTATGACAACTCTCAGTACCTACTATTTATGCGCAGGCGATAGCGACTGTGATTCGCCTGCGGAACTGCAGTCATACACAAAGAAGGCATGGGTTAAAAATATTATTTGATTTATATTCATCACCCATGCTCTTTCTCATTGAAAAGGATAGTTATGATAAAACAAATGGATCCTCGACGCTGGCAAGAGCGCGCAGATGCTCGCATGGTCGCTGAAGACCATACCGCCATGGCAAACCTCTCTCCCAATGCATTCCAACGAGAAATTCCTTACCACGATATTCCCCATGACCCACGCCGTGGATATGGTCATCCACTCATGGAAGAGCTGACAGTGGCCTTTTTTGATGGCGTAAAGGGAAAACGATGAAAAAACCATGCACGTGTAATAAAAAAATGAAAAAAGAAAAAGCTAAAAAAGATAAAAAGCCTTCAAAAGCGCCAAAAGGTGATGCTGAAAACAAAAAAGTATCGAAGGTAATGAAAGAATATAAGTCGGGAAAGCTTCACAGCGGCAGTAAAAAAGGGCCTGAAGTGAAGAATCCAAAACAAGCATTGGCTATTGCTTTAAGTGAAGCGCGTCGGGTGAAAAAGAAGAGTAAAAAGTAATACCCTACTGTATATCACAAAGAGCAGAGTAAGTATCACGCCTTACCCTGCTCTTTGTGTCTTAAGCAGTGATGCTGAACTAAACAACAAAACAGCATCATACCGAGGATATCTTATTTATTCATAGGGCACTGACCATTCGGATACTTTGTGACCTTCTTTCGTATGCGTTATTCGTGGTGTTACAAAGTCATAGCAAGTTTCTGGTGTAAACGCAGCTTTACCCACTATCTTTTTATAGTTTGCTTTAGATAGATATCCATTGTGTATGAATACTGTATCGTCTACGCGATACAAGCGCCACCACCCTACAACGGCACTAGATTTGGGGTCACTAACGCAAGTAATGAGACACGATGTATCATGGGTCTTTAACCGTTTTATGCCTTCACTCCATTGCCTCTCGTAATCCTCTTTAGTCCACGGATCCAAATAGACAAAGATGGTCTCTTTGAAATCGTCCCCTATTTTAATAAACCCTTTTAAAGTCTGCTGGCCATTGTATTCTACGGTTTTTCTACTAGTTATTTTTAACGTTATATCCATAAGCTCAATCTTTTATTCTTGTGGTTAATAATGAATCGTAAGTACCCAGTCTTTCATTTCCAGCTCTATCGAACATCTTCCAGACTCCCCCATTATGGCAATCTTGGTCAGCGCTAATCCATGTCTTTGTTTTTTGGTTATAAAATGCGGTATTGCCCTGTGTGGAAAATGGTGGATCCTTCTTTTCAACATATCCTGGCAGCTTGTCCTTTACCAGCTCACGTGCTTCTTTATTAGTCAAAGATCGTGTCTCAGCAATCATCTGAGCTCGTTTTTTTGCTTCTTCCGCTGCTTTATGAGCCGCACCCGCACCTGCCGCACCACCAGGTATTTTTCTTTTATCATCGTCATCTTTTTTGGGCCCACCGTTTCCGCCGCTACCGCCGCCTTTGTTAGTTACGTTGGGATTAGGTAAAATAGCCTTCGGCTTAGGAGGACTTTTAAAGTAATAGTAAACTCCTGCTATCATTGTGCCAGCAAGAGCTGCTGTGGCAATAGGCGGTAACAATAATGCTGCGTAAGCTCCAACTAAACTACCTCCTACAACAGTACCACCGCCAGCAGCACCGCCTCCAGCGACTGTTCCGCCTACAACAGTACCACCGCTTCCACCGGCTGCCAAAAGAGCGCCTCCTCCAGCTCCAGTGCCAGCAGCTCCGCCTGCTCCCCCACTTACAATTGCGCTTCCTACAGCTGCACCACCAGTTACAAGAGTAGCAACCCCTCCTATTCCTCCTGCATCAAAACGAATATCACCAATCGTTGGTGCTTTTTGCATTGGGGTAATTTTAAAGGAAGAGATGTTTGGCATAGGGACTGGTGAAGCAGTTTTGACCATCGGCGCTGCTGTTGCTATTGGTGACGCTATAATTTCAGCTATGGAAGGTGTGCTCGTTGTACCTACTGTTTGCGACGTCATTACCAAGGTGGTAGCCACAGTGTGTATCACCGCTTGCGCAGTTGGTACCGGTGTTGGAGTAGTTACAACTGGTTGCGCAGTTTCTACAATTACTGTTCTAGGAAGTAACCCGTGCGCTTTTCTGTGATTATATTCCTGAAAGTGAAGATGGTATGAACGCTCGTCCCAGTTGTTTTTATCATCACAGTAATCCTCATACTTTGGCGGATGATCGTATGAAACCTTTCTAGGTTTTGGCGCTTCTGGAGAAGATCCAAAATATGATACTGCTACGTTTAAAAGACTTCCTAAGAATGTTGATTTGCCTTTAGTTGGATAGCCTGCTGATGATTGCTGTGGAATATTGGGATGTATATCCATATTTACTGGCGTGAAGGAAACCGGTGTCTGAGTGCTCATTGAAGTTGAACCCGCATTGCCTGGTATCTCTGTATAATAGACACCGTTAGATTGCGTGGAAAGAACATCAGTGTTTGGTCTGTCGGCGGAAAACAATGAGACGGTAATGAGTGAAAGGGAAAGAGGATATATAAGAAATCTGTCTCTACGAATCATAGAGAACTCCTTGGTTATGGATGTTTGAACACTGCTGCTTACTACTACTGCAAACCAATGGTTACAAACGTACACAAAAATAAAACTATTTCAAGCAGAATTGTAATGACTTTTGAAATAGTGCAAAAAGTGTTGCGTTTTGCGAAAAACAACACAAACGCAACACCTGTTTTTGTGGGCAATCTGTGCTAGGCTCTTTAAAAGTGTTGCAAAGTGATTAAAAAAGGAAGAATGCAATGGGGAGAGAAACCGTTGGAAAGCTGTCTTCAGAGTTGTTGCAACGAGATACCTACGCCGATCACTCAGCCGGCGAGCAGATGGAAGCACAATTGGTCAATTACGAGTCGAATGTTTTTGATCGGGTTGCTCATGGCAAAGCTACTTATCCCGGTGATTTTTATATTGTGGTTATTGCAAAGCGTGAAAAATTGATGCCGAATACGTTCCGGCTTTACTATTTTCACCGCCTGACCTGTCCAACCCCGGATTATGACCAGACCGTCTATCGCTATATTCGCGCTGACGATAGGGTAGAGTTTCTGTGGGTAGTTCCCGCAAAACCGGTTATTCAGGAAATGATTGCCAATAGGCTAGAGCTTGATAGCTCAGTTTCACAACTGTTAAAGTTTGTATTGGAATTTGTTGATGGCACGTTAGATCGTAAAGCGCGTCTTTTGAATGGCGAATCACTTATAATCTCTTAAAAAAGGAACCTTATGGTAGAAGAGATATTAGAGGCAGGCATTCCTGCTGAAGAAAATACTGAAGCGGCACCCGAACAAGAAGCCCAAAACCCAGAACCATCTCACGAAGAGCAAAAGAAAGCTCATAACCGTGAGCAGAACTTTGCAGCTATTAGAAAAGCGGCTGAGCAAGCGGCGCGTGAGCGCGATGAAGCATTAAGACGGATACAAGAATTGGAGAATAGACAGTATGTGGCACCAAAAGTTGAGTCCCAAGACGAAGATTTTTCTATTAAAGATGATGAACTTGTTGAAGGGAAGCATCTTGCTAAGTATGTAAAAAAGATAAAACAGCTTGAAGAACAACAGAAGAATTACATTAAACAGACGACTGAATCAACGGCAGAGATGCGGTTAAAGACGCAGTTTCCTGACTTTGATAAGGTCATGACACTTGAGAATGTGCAAGCGTTGAGTATGGCGTATCCTGAACTTGCCAAGACTATTAATGCTTCCAATGACTTGTATGATAAAGCATCATCAGCCTATACACTTATAAAGAAGTTTGGCATCTATGATGAGAATCCATATGAAGCGGATAAGGCTCGTGCTATTGCCAATTCAACAAAGCCACGTCCTTTGGCGAGCGTTTCTCCACAGCAAGGCGACTCGCCCATGCAGCGTGCAAATGCATTTGCTAATGGGTTAACGCCTGAACTCAAAGAGCAACTGCGTAAAGAGATGGAAGAGGCGCGTCGCGGTTATTAAGAATTCTTCTCACAAGGCATACACTGGTTGTGTGTGTTTAAGATAAGAGCCAGGGGTATTTCGATACGAGCCTCTGGCTCTTTTATTGGGTCTCTCTTTTGGGATATTAATATGTCTGATCGTATTCGATTGTATTTCGGCCCAGATTCCACAAATTTTGAAAAAATGGAAATGGATATATTCGTATACACTATAGATCAAATAAATAAATTTATGGATGTGCCTCCTCATGAGATAGTACAATTTCCAGTAATAAGACCAGGATTTAAAAAACAAGGCGCTTTTTATCATTTTATCAGGGGAGATGTTTATAATTGGGAAGTAATAAAACCTCGATAAAAAGCGGGCCCTTTTATTTTTGTTCTCTTTTGCAGTATCCTGTTTCTAGCGTATAGAGAGTCGCTACCTCAAAAATCCAGTCGGCGTAGTGGGCCTCGCCAGCTCTTTCGTTCGCGTATCACGCCTCGCAAGCGTCGAGTCAAAAACATACATTTCTCAAAAAAAGGAGATGGCTGTGGCAATAACCACTACCTCTACGTTGCCGGCACCGGTACAACAGAGTTTTTCGTATAAACTCTTGTCAGTACCCGTTCCCAACATGATCCATAAGATCCCTGCTATGAAGAAGAATATGCCCCGCAATGGTGGTACAACTCTTCGTATGCGTCGGTATAACCCCTTAAATACTGCCATGGTTCCATTAGGGAACTCAGGCGTAACGCCACCAGCGCAAAACCTGACAGCAGTGGATATCGATGCGAAGATTTCGTTTTACGGTAATTAAATAGGTGCCGTATGACTGATTTTGGTATCATTAAGACCTATGTACAGCTTAACGAACAAGTTACGCTCCAAAATCAGGATCCCGTCAACGTTTTAGCGGGATTAAAACCTTCTCTAATTGACTTGGAGGCCTACGGCGAAAGCTATGGTAACAAGGGTCAAGGACGAGGTCTAAGAATTTTGTTTCAAAGGGTGAAGATGGAATCGAGAATTAAGTTTTCTAGACTGTTCCAAGCATTCTTGGCGAATAAGAAGGCTCTCAGGAGCTACCTTGTTAGAACCGAGTTGTGCGGTATAGGTTTTTCTAAACTTAATCATGTTGTCGCAATGGTTCTTTTTAATTGTAAGGTAGGGCAATATCTGTTCACACAAATCGAGCAATCTATCACCGGTAGCAACCCAGGAAAACACTTCTCTTTCAAATTTTCTGGAAGAAGTAGTTCTTGTGGCAGCAGATCGGGTTCCGCTGAAAGTAGTATCAAGCCATTCAAGCAAGATCTTTTCGGTGTTATCGATTTTAAGAAGCCCTCGATAATGTTCAGACGCATACCCATCGCCTTCTTTTTTAGGAACTTTGGCTATAAAAAAACATCCTTCACCGTCTATAATGCCTGCCATATAAGCAAGATCGGTATCTTTATAGATAGTTGGAACATAATCTTTAGATCTTTTGTAGTAAGGTCTTCTAGTTTGTTGCATAAGATACTCCATAAACTTAATCAGTATTACTATGTAATTATACACGAAGCAGAACTACTTGTCCAGGCTGAACGACTTAACGAGAGGGGCCCTTGCAAAAGGGCATGCGAAAGTCTGAACTCTATTCGAAAGATAGAGAGGGAGATCCGAAGAGGTTTCCCCGCCTAGAAATAGGTCATAAAAGTAACAGAATGTTTAAACGAATGTGCGGCGAGACTTGGTGTATCACTGCGTTAATTTGGCGCAGTATAAATCTTCGGTAATCGACTTGGA